CAAAAGCCTGTAAATTTATATCGTTGGATATGTCATAAATATCTGCAGAAAGGAATGAAGATTCTTGATACCCATGTGGGGAGTGCAAGCTCACTGATTGCATATGAGGAATACGGCCTGGAATATGTTGGTTATGAAATCAATAAAGATTATTACGATTCAGCTCAAAAACGGTTGAACGAGTTCAGATCACAATTAACATTATTTGATTTAGGAATGGAGGTGCCGGAATGAGTAAATCAGTATTAGTGATGGAAACACCAGAGAATTGCTATGTTTGCCCGTTCGGAACTGCATACTGTAGCGCTCTTGAATATGAGGGTTTGTGTGAATTAGCTGACTGTTTAGATTGCGATGTAATTCTGATGACAGAAGAACATTATGATTGTGAAAGTAAATCAAGACCAGACTGGTGTCCGCTTATGGATTTGCCAGAAAAAGACAATGGAGATTATCCAGCTAATACGTCTGATGCTGGCTTTGCAGAAGGATGGAACCAGTGTATTGATGAGATTACAGGAGGAATGAGAGATGGCGAATGCAATGAAATGTGATCGATGCGGAAAGTTATATGAATCATACAACACTAAAAAAGATAATAAAAACATCAATGGATTTATTCCAGTGAATTTAGATGTTGATAGAAAGTATTATTCACATGGCGTAACGGACTTATGCCCTGACTGTATGAAAGAATTTCAGAATTGGATGGAAGAGGTGAAGTAGATGAGTAAGAAAGTGAAGTGCTGTGAGTGTGCTTCTTTTTTTAGTTTGGGCTTTGCCTGAGCGAGTAGATAAATATAACTACGAATGCGCCAAAAGAGTTTTCAAATTGGCTTCTACTACAGGAGCATGTGGATACAGCATGAAAACCAAACAGATGGCACATGAGCAGTATTGCAAACGATTTGAAAAGAATAAATATTTAGAGCAGGAAAGTGAACCTTTTAAACAGGAAATTTTGAACCTTAAAAATGCGATTTCAGAGTATGAAAAAGAAAATTTTGTGGAAGTAGACGAATCGTGGAAAATTCTATTTATGAGAAGATTTCAAGAGGTGAAGTAGATGGAGAGATTTCTAATTGATGATGGTATTAAACAGTCAAAGATAGTTGCAAATCGTTATAAATGGAGTATCGAGAATGCAGATATGGGTTCAGAAGATGCAAATGAGTTACATGCAGATATATGCAATCAATATGTAAAGGAGTATGAACAGATCGCAGAGTGGCTTGAAGAATTAAAGTCTTACAAAGATATTGGCACTCCAAAAGAATTAAAGGAACTTTATGTGGTTTAAAGGAGGGACGTATCTATGATTGATAGTTTAATAGCATTTACATTTGGAATAATATTCGGATCATTTGGCACTATTTACTTGATTGCACATTTTATCGGCAAGCGTAAATAGCAATAAAAAGGCGGTGATGATATGCGAACCAGGCAAAAGTCACTTGTTGATTTTGGCGTATATCCAGAAGATATTAACCGTTTAAATGATATATGTCAAAAAGCTACACCAGAGCAGAGACATGATATTTTGCACTGCTGCATAAGCTCTTGCCCTCCAGGGATTGAACTTCTGGTGTATGAATCTATTGTAACAAACAAATCCTATGACCGTATCATGAAGACAAAATACATACCGGCAAAGCGAGATGATTTCTATGCATACAAGCGCAAGGCAATGGCTATGTTTTATGATACTTTAAGAAAACTAAGAGAAATATAATACTACAATTAATATTAAAATGTGGGGACAAATTTTTCTGCCATGTATGGTAATATAGTATATATCTATGACTATGTGCCATATATGGCAGTTTTTGTTTGGAGGTGAGAACGTGGGAATGCCAATGGGAAAACCGCCCATGTATAAAACGGTGGATGAAATTGAAAAAAAAATCGAAAAATATTTTGAGGATTGTAAAGGATATCCTTTGACTGATAGCAAAGGCAAACAAATGTTTAATAAATTCGGGTCTCCCGTTTTTGTAGACGTTCACCCTCCGACCGTTACAGGACTTGCTCTGGCCCTTGGATTTACAAGCAGACAGGCTCTTTTAAACTATCAAGCAAAACCAGAGTTTGTTGACACGATTACGCGCGCGAAAGCCAGAGTGGAACAGTACGCAGAGGAAAGACTATTTGATCGTGACGGTTCAAATGGCGCTCAGTTTAGTCTTAGAAACAACTTCAAGGGTTGGGACGCTGACAAGAAAAATGATGATTTCGGAGACGGAAAGATTACGATTGTGAACAATATTCCAAGACCGGAGAAACAGGATGGAAAGTAACGCTATCAAACTGAATGAGATTGTGGCACCAGCATTTTACAATGTGTTTTGGGATATTTTAGATGGTAAACACACTTACTATGATCTGTACGGCGGGCGTGGATCCACGAAGTCGTCTTTTGTGGGTGTAATGATTCCTTTCCTGATGATGCAGGACGCAGAGAATGATGTGTTCTCGAATGCTGTTATTTTCCGTAAAGTTGGAAACACACTTCGAGAATCCGTTTATGAACAGATAGCATGGGGAATTGACGCGCTCGGAGTCAATGAACTATGGGACACCAGTGTAAGCCCTATGCAGTACACTTATAAGCCTACTGGACAGAAAATCATATTCAGAGGACTGGACAAGGCAAAAAAGACTAAATCTATTAAAGCAAGCAAGGGATATTTCAAGTATCTCTGGTTCGAGGAGCTTGACGAATTTTCGGGAATTGAAGAAATTCGTACAGTGCAGCAGTCAGTCCTTCGAGGCGGCAGTAAGTTTGTTGTATTTAAGACATTCAATCCGCCAATTAGCCGGAGCAACTGGGCGAATGTGTATGTAGAAGAGCCACGAGACGACAGCTACAGACATAAGAGTGATTACAGATCAGTTCCTGTTGAATGGCTTGGTCAACAATTCCTTGATGATGCGGAGCATCTTAAAAAGACAAATCCAAGAGCCTATCAGCATGAATATCTTGGATTGCCTGTCGGACTCGGTACAAATATCTTTGAGTTGTTGGAAATCCGAACGATTCCAGACGAAGAAATTCAAAAATATCAAAGTGTCTATCAGGGGCAAGACTGGGGATGGTACCCGGATCCCAAAGCGTTTATTCGTGTGGCTTATGTGCCTAATCAGGACAAAGTTATCCTGCTGGATGAGCTTGGCGGATGTAAAATTCGAAATACAGCAATGGCTAACCAGATAAAGAAAAAAGGATATGATGATTATTCAATATCTTGCGGAGTTGATGAAGAAGAAAGTATTATTGACTTCCGAGATGCAGGGCTTCCAGCACGTAGGGCTATTGTCACACCGGGAAGCCGCAAATATACTTTTGAGTGGTTACAGTGCCGAACATTAGTCATTGATCCGGCACGAACGCCTAGAGCATACAAGGAAATTATTAATTATGAACATGAAGTAGATAGCAATGGAGAAGTTATCGCAGATTATCCAGATGGTAACGATCACTGGATAGATTCTCTTAGGTATGCGACAAGTCCATTGTCGATGAGAAGGGGGAACAGTGCATAATGTGTAAATTTTGCGATGAATTAGCTTCTTGGAAAGAATGCCATGATAATCCAGAATACAAGAAGAATAAATATATATACGGCTGTATGTTGTACATATACATGAAAGACCGAAAAGGGAGCATTACTTCCAGACCGTTTGACCTTAATTATTGTCCGATGTGTGGAAAAAAGATAGCGACAGGTGACTAAAATGTTAGATAGGTACTTTTCAGATAAAATAAATAAATTCTTAAGCATCGGTTTAAAAATATATGGATCATCTGACATTAACGAAATCTTAAAAGTTGTAGAATATGAAGACATTATTGTGCGAGATACTTCTGTAAGATGGATGGATTTTAAAAGGTAGATTAAATGGGACTTATAACAACACTAAAAAGGTGGTTTAACATGATTTTCAAAAAACAAGCCGAAGAGGACTTTAATATCCAGGCGGCAGAATTTCCAGAAATGGAATCACTGATTAACCGGTGCGCGAACATCTACAGAGGCGCGCCGGAGTGGTTAGATGATAAGAATAATATCAAGACGATTAATTTTGCTAAATCTGTGTGTTCTGAGACTGCCAGACTTGCAACATTGGCGATCGGCATTCAGATATCAAAGCCAAAGGGAGACCCAGAACATTACAAATGGGAGCATGTCACAACAGCGGAATACGCAGGGCATCCAATAAACGTGTACGAAGATATTGAATCACGTGCAGAATGGTTACAAGAGCAGATCGACAAGGTGTACTTCCAGATTCGACACTGGGTAGAGTACAGCTGTGCCTACGGAACGGTATTTATTAAGCCAAACGGTGAGAGCCTTGACGTATTTACCCCGGCAGATGTGATGATTGTAGATTATGATAATCAGGAGATTAAAGGAATCGTATTTAAAGATTCTTACACGGTTGGGCGAAAATATTATACGAGGTTGGAGTATCATAGATTTGTGGAAACTACCATAGATGGCGTAACCTTTTTCCCATATTATGTCTCGAATAGAACGTATGTTTCAAAATCACCTAATAGTATTGGAGACGCTATACCGATAAAAGAAACAAAATGGGCTGATTTAGTAGAAGAAGCAGGTCCTTTTTTTAAGGAAAATATGAAGAAAATAACTTCGCCTCTATACGGAGTTCTACGGACGCCACAGGCGAACAATGTAGATATTAGTACACCACTGGGTTTACCGATATTCGCTGAAGCTATCGAAGAATTAAAAGACCTCGACATTGCATACAGCCGTAATGCCGGAGAAATTTTTGATTCTCAGAAGATTGTCCTGGCAGATGATAGACTGCTGATGCCAAGCGGTACACCTGTAGCAGCCATGTCACCGCAGGGTATGGAGAACAGACGGAACGAGATGAGATTGCCACATTTTGTTAAGAATGTATTCGGACAGGACGAGAAAGAGTTCTATCAGGAAATCAACCCAATTCTCAACACAGATACCCGTATAGCCGGCATAAATGCCCTTTTAAGCCAGTTAGGGTACAAGATTGGATTTTCCAACGGGTACTTTGTTTTTAACGAATCTAGCGGCATACAGACAGCTACAGGAGTGGAAGCGGAACAGCAGAGGACAGTACAGTTTATTAAAGACGTTCGAGACAAACTGGAATCCTGCCTGGATGAAGTAATCTATGCATTGAACGTTTATGCTGACTTGTACGGACTTGCACCCGTTGGAACATACGAGGTCAATTATGATTTCGGAGACATTCTTTATGTCAGAGAAAACGACCGTGCAAGATGGTGGCAGTATGTGACCACTGGTAAGGTTCCGGCATGGTTGTATTTCGTGAAATTTGAGGGAATGACCAAGGATGAAGCGGTAGCAATGGTCAAAGAAGCTCAGCCAGACGAACCGAAACTGTTTGGAGATGAGTAGTTATGTTAAGCCCAGAATATTTACGCCGGATAACAGATGGCAGCGAACAAATTGCCGAAGAACTGCATCAGTATATCATCTCTGAGATCGTGTCGCGGATGATGACAAGAATCGGCAGAGGTGAGGATTATATTCTGACCAATGCTGACGCGTGGCGAATCAGAACACTGCAGGAATCCGGTGAACTGTTAGAGGACATTCTAGCGGAACTATCCAGATACACCAAACGCGAGCAACAGGAACTTCTTGAAGCGTTTGAGGATGCTGGAATCACCGCAATGAACTATGATGACAAGATATATAAGGCGGCAGGATTAAGCCCTGTACCGCTTGAACAGTCGCCGGCTATGATAAGACTAATGGAGCGGAATATGCTTGCGACCATGGGCGAGTGGAAGAACTTCACACGGACAACCGCAAGTGCCGCTCAGAGGCTCTATATCGAACAATGCGACCTTGCCTATAATCATGTAATGACTGGAGCAGTTGGGTATACGCAAGCCATCAAAGAGGCGGTTAATAACGTTGTATCAGATGGCGTGACTGTCACATATCCATCCGGCAGAAAAGACACGGTTGAAACCGCAGTAGCACGTTCTGTCAGAACTGGCGTGGCACAGGCTACAGGGGATATATCCCTAAAGCGTATGGAAGAAATGGACTGGGATTTAGTTCTAGTCAGTGCCCACATGGGAGCCAGAACGGGCGATGGCGGTGAGAATCCGGGAAATCACGCATGGTGGCAAGGAAAGATATACTCTCGTTCTGGCAAGAGCAAGAAATTTCCGCCGTTCTCATTGACCGGATACGGAACAGCAAGCGGACTGTCAGGGGTCAACTGTCGGCATAGTTTTGGAGCCAGTGATGGAGAATTTAATCCCTATGCAGAATTATCAGCGCAGGACAAAGCCGACAAGGGAAAGCAGTACGAAAAGGAACAGCGGCAACGTACTTATGAGCGAAGAATCCGCAAAACGAAGAGAGAAGTCCTTGGACTGCAAGCAGGAGTTGACAATGCACCGAACGAAAAGGCGAAATTCGCATTACAACAAGACCTTGACCGGAAGTCTTATCTTTTACAGAAACAAAATGCTGCATATAAGGACTACTGCAAGCAGAACGACCTGAGGGAACTGCAAGACCGACTTATGATAGCGAAATGGAACCGCCAGAACGCCGCAAAAGCCAGAGGAGCGGCAAAACGATATAAGACAGCAAAGGGGATTGACTGATGGATAGATGGGAGTATTTCAATCCTAATCCTGTTAAGGACAAGAGAACGGGAGACTGCGTTGTCCGGGCAATATGTAAGGCAACCGGGCTTGATTGGGAAACGGTATTCGCTGGATTAATGGTGCAGGCGTGTGCTCTGTCAGATATGCCAAGCGCAAATTATGTCTGGGGAGCGTACCTCTATAAACGTGGGTACAGGCGCAAACTGATTGAACAATCAGAACGATATATCTATACAGTCAACGACTTTTGCACAGACCATCCGACAGGCACATACATTCTCTGCATAGATGGTCATGTGGTGACGGTACAGAACGGCAAATATTACGATACATGGGATAGTGGTAATGAGATCCCGGTATACTACTGGGAAAAGGAGAGCAAATGAGCATATCAGAATTTGTACAAGTATTCCTCTCTATCTGCGGAGGAGTGTCTATTGTCGGAGGAGCGGTGGCTGTAATTCTTAAGTGGATTACTCCGGCGTTTCGACTTAACAAGCGAGTTGAGACACTGGAAGAACACGACAAACGAGATTACGAGAGTCTTCAGAGGATTGCGGAACGAGATTCATTGATTCTGGAAGTGTTATCAACCATGTTGGACAGTCAGATCAGTGGGAATAACGTCGAGGAATTAAAAAAAACAAAACAGAAGCTCACGGAGTATCTTGCGCAGAATCAACGTTAGCATTAGTAAGGGGTATGCTCATGAAATTATATGTGTTCACGAAAAAAGATATAGACAGGTTCTTGATAGAGTGCAATTTCACACCGGACGAAGAAAGACTGTTCCGGTTGAGATGCCAGGAGTGCACTCTTGAATACTGCGCTGAGCAAATGAACGTGAGCATATCAACGGCAAAGAGATTAAGCCGGAGAGTAAATAATAAAATAATCAAAGTGTGCTGATACTTTTTGGATACTAATTAGAGCCAGAAACGACCTGTTTCCGGTTCTTTTTTTATGTAAAAATATAATCAGAAAGGCGGTGTATAAGATGGCATTATATAACAATCCTTATCAATATAGTTTTGGCGTTCCTGGGCAGATGAACCAGTTCCAGCAACAGCCTGTCCAGATTCCAACTCAACCAGTACAGCAACCACAGCAGAATAATAGCGGTATCCTGTGGGTATCCGGCGAAGTTGGTGCAAAATCCTATCTGGTAGCACCTGGGACAAGCGTTTTACTGATGGACAGTGAAAGTGAAAAGTTCTACATAAAATCCACAGACGTATCCGGCATGCCGCAACCATTACGAACGTTTGAGTATCATGAAGTAGGCGCCCAGATGCCGCCTAAACAGACTGCTCAGAACATGGACAGTAAATACGTCACCAGACAGGAATACGACGATTTAAAGGGCAAATACGAAGCTATCATAAACCGATTAAATTCATTTTCTAAACCTATTAGAGCTAATACTGTACAGGAATCAGCAATCAAGGGAGGAAATGCAGATGAGTAATCCATTATTTAACACACTTGGCGGTGGGATGCCACAGGGAAACGGACCAATGCAGATGATACAACAATTCATGCAATTTAAACAGAATTATAAGGGAAACCCAAAAGAAGAAGTCCAGAAAATGTTGCAGTCTGGAAGGATTTCACAGCAACAGCTTAATCAGGTTCAACAGATGGCAGGGCAGTTCCAAAATCTGCTGAAAAATATAAAATAGTACATTACAATCTGGCCAGATTGATGTAAATACAAAAAAGGAGATTATAACTATGGATGGAAATTTAACAGCATCAGACGTTGCTCTTTTGACCGGGAACAACAGAAATGATGGAATGTTTGGCGGAGATGGCGCATGGTGGCTTATCGTGCTTTTCTTGTTCGCATTTTGCGGATGGGGAAACAACGGCTGGGGCAATAATGGAAACGGCGGAGGATATGTAGCTACAGCAGCTACTCAGGCAGATATTCAGAGAGGATTCGACAATTCCGCTGTAATCAGCAAGCTTGACGGAATCAATAGCGGCCTGTGTGATGGCTTCTATGCTATGAATAACGGTATGCTTACCGGATTTAACGGAATCAACACAAACATCATGCAGACTGGTTTCGGCATTCAGCAGGCTATTAACGCTGACACTGTAGCAAATATGCAGAATACCAATGCACTCCAGGCACAGCTTGCGAACTGTTGCTGCGAAACCAGAGAAGCAATTCAGGGCGTAAACTACAATATGGCGCAGAACACCTGTGCATTACAGAACACCATGAACAGCAACACAAGAGATATCATTGACAGCCAGAACGCTGGGACAAGAGCCATTCTCGACTATCTTTGCAATGAAAAGATTTCTAACCTGCAGGCTGAAAATAACGACCTCAGACGTGCTGCTTCTCAGGACCGCCAGAGCGCACTTCTCACAACTGCAATGGCTTCACAGACACAGCAGCTCATTAATGCGATTAATCCGGCACCGATTCCGGCATATCAGGTTCCTAATCCGAACACATTTTACGGATGCGGATGCAACACTGGATGTAATTGCTGATAACTTCATATCGAGAGTATCTTTCGATTGATTCGGATGTCGGCTTATGCCGTATTACACAGAGGGCAGGCTGAGACCTGTCCTTTTGTGATATGAAAGGAGTATTTTTATGGCAGAATTTACAAATGTTGCTGCTCAGACTGTAGCAGCAAATGGAAACGTAGTATTTTCAAACACAGCAGTTAAAGGTTCTAACTGCATTCAGCACAGGGAGGGAAGTGGAATCATTACGCTGAGAGGACTTACTAACCAGTGCAAGGCTAGATTTTTCGTGGACTTCTCTGGTAATATTGCAATTCCAACAGGTGGTACTGTCGGGGCTATCTCTCTGGCTATTGCAATATCTGGTGAGCCGGTTCTTTCTTCTCAGATGATTTCCACACCGGCAGCAGTAGACCAGTACAACAATGTGTCCTCTGGAATCTATATTGATGTACCTCGCGGATGTTGCGTTAATATCGCAGTAGAGAATACAAGCGATCAGGCTGTTTCTGTTGCGAACGCAAACATTGTTGTGACCAGAGAAGCATAGGAGGTGTGATTATGAGAGACATTAAAGACTTATGTGCAAGAATTGAAGACGAACTGTCCAAAATTGCTGACAGTGGGCTGACCACTGGAAATCTGGAAATGACATACAAACTGATTGATATGTATAAAGATATCAAGAATACGCAGTACTGGGACAAGAAAGTGGAATATTACAATACTGTCCTTGATGAGATGCGTGGTGGCTACAATGACGATTACAGCGAACGTGGAAGAAAGCGCGACAGCATGGGGAGATACAGCTCAAATGACGGCAGAATGATGCCGGATTACGACAGGGGTAGTTCTTATGCCAGACGTGGTGAGCATTATGTCAGAGGACATTACAGCCGTTCTGACGGACGAGATGCTTATGACGACTATATGACGCAGAAACAGAGCTATCGTTCCGGCAAATCCGAGGACTGCAAGAGAAAGATGCTTGCCGCTCTGGAAGAACATCTGGACGAACTCACAACAGAAATGAGCGATATGTCCAAGGACGCAGAGTGCCGGGAGGAACGTGATCTTGTTAAAAGATACGTGGAAAAACTCCGTGATATGCTCTAATTGGCTAAAACATGTACCACAACTTTTTGGAGGTTCTGTGGTAAAATGTATTCATAAGGAAGATTCGTAAGTGGTTACAGCCACTTGACATAGACATTTTCATTGCTTTCCTCCTTTCTTTAAGCAGATGCGTGTCCTTAATAGAAACAGGTTCGGGGTGGAATCTGGAGGTTGAAAAGCGGATGCAATTTCCGACACGTATCATTGCCGCTAGTGCATGGCGGTATACCTCCTTGTGAGCACATATAACTGAACAGTGGAATTCAACCCGTGCAGAGGTGCACGACCGTATAGGCGGTGTTGACGTAGCCCGAAACGTCTCGTGTTTAGGCATAGCACGTAAAATACCTTGCTAACCCGGGAATCCGGGTTAATGGGATATAGCTCAGTTGGTAGAGCATCTGACTGTTAATCAGAGTGTCACAGGTTCGATTCCTGTTATTCCAGTTACCCTGCCAGTGGTCTAACTGGCTTAATCCACTTACCTGCGGCGACAGGTCAATAAACACGACCAGGAGGATGTTATGCAGAAACTTATTGACACATTAAAATCATTTGGAATTGAAATCCCGGAGGACAAGCAGGCAGATGTGAAAAAAGCACTCTCCGAGCATTACAAGAATGCAAAAGAAGTAGCGAAAACTCTGTCAAAAGTCGAGGGAGAACGTGATGGCTGGAAAGAACGTGCCGAGACAGCAGAAGAAACCCTGAAAGGTTTTGACGGCATCGACCCGGCAAATGTTAAGACCGAGTTAGAGACCTGGAAACAGAAAGCGGCAGATGCAGAGAAAGAATTCAATGCAAAGATCTATGACCGTGATTTCTCAGACGCACTTAAAGCAGCACTCGATGATGTTAAATTTTCCAGTGAAGCGGCAAAAAAGTCGGTCATGGCAGACATCAAAGAAGCTGGATTAAAGCTGAAAGATGGTAAAATCCTTGGACTGAATGATCTGATCGAGCAGATGAAGCAGTCTGACGCATCCGCTTTTGTAGATAAATCTCAACAGCAGGCTCAGCAGAATCAGGCAAGGTTTACTACTCATGTTGGACAGCAGCAGACACCGGGAACCATGACAAAGAAAGATATCGAAGCAATCAAAGACCCATCCGAAAGGCAGGCTGCAATTGCTCAGAATATCCAGTTATTCCAGTGATTTTTTTACACCGACTATACGCCAGAGTATAGCCGCTAACCCAATACCTTAATAATTATGGGTAGAAAGGATTTTTTATATGGCAGCAAAAGCTAATCTTATTATGACAAATGATATTCATGTCACAGCACGTGAGATTGACTTTGTTACCAGATTCGAAAGAAACTGGCAGCACTTACGTGATATTCTGGGTATCATGAGACCTATCAAAAAGCAGCCGGGTGCTGTACTCAAGTCCAAATACGCAGAGGGTACTTTACAGAGTGGAAAAGTTGGTGAGGGTGAGGAAATCCCTTACAGCAAATTCGTTGTAAAAGAAAAGGACTATGCGGAAATGACCATTGAGAAGTACGCAAAGGCTGTATCTATCGAAGCAATCAAGGATCACGGTTACGAGAACGCCGTTCAGATGACTGATGATGAATTCCTTTTCCAGCTTCAGACTGATGTTACCGGAAGATTCTACGACTATTTGAAAACCGGTACGCTTACTTCCACAGAAACAACATTCCAGATGGCTCTGGCAATGGCTAAAGGCCGAGTTGAGAACAAATTCAAACAGATGCACAGAAATGTGACTGGCGTTGTTGGATTTGTCAACATTCTGGACGTATATGAATATCTCGGAGCGGCTGAAATCACTATTCAGAACCAGTTCGGATTCCAGTATATGAAGGACTTTATGGGATTCAACACAATCTTCCTGTTATCTGACAGTGAGATTCCAAGAGGACAGGTTATTGCGACACCTGTTGAGAACATCGTTCTGTATTATGTTGATCCGAATGAATCTGACTTTGCAAGAGCAGGTCTTGTATACACTGTATCTGGCGAGACAAACCTGATCGGATTCCACACTCAGGGCAACTACCACACAGCGGTGTCCGAAGCGTTTGCGGTCATGGGTCTTACTCTTTTTGCAGAATACATTGACGCAATCGCAGTAATCACCATTGATGAAACACCAACACTTGGTACTCTGACAGTAAATTCCGTGGCTGGGACAGAGAGTGGTGATACAAAAATCACTGTAAATCCGGCTAAGGAAAATGTCAACAACGTATATAAATACAAAGTTGCAACAGAAGCAGTAACTGTTGGATACGGACAGAATCTCAGAAACTGGAGTACTTGGGATGGAAAAGCCGATATCACAGCGGCAACCGGGCAGAAAATCACAGTGGTTGAGTGTGACGGAACATACAAGGCACTGAATGCCGGAAGCGCAAGCGTAACAGCAAAATGATGATCGATTAGGAGGTAGCTGGCATGGCTTATGCAGATTATGATTTTTACACAGAATCCTATTATGGCAATGTCGTGCCAGAAGCTGACTTTGATCGTCTGGCGGCCAGAGCCAGCGATTTTATTGATACATTGACATTTGATAATTTGGTGGACGGACTGCCAGCTGATAAGCGTTCACAGAAACGTATTAAAAAGGCGGTCTGTTCACTGGCTGAATTAATGTATCAGATTGAGCTTGCTGAGAAGAATGCTACCAATGCCGCTGTGAGCGGTACGTCAACCGCAATCGGGTCCGGTGGTAGCACGACAGGCATTGTAACATCTGTATCATCTGGCAGTGAATCCATCTCTTATGCAACGCCACAGCAGAAAGCATCAGGTGCAAATGAATGGAGTGCAGTGTATGCCGCCGCCGGAGATGTACAAAAAACGAATGACTTACTTTACGAGACGGCTTTGCCGCTTCTGATGGGAGTAAGGACGGATGAAGGAGTACCAATTTTATATGCAGGAATGTAATATTAATGTTCTCGGGACGGTTTACAAAATTAGTCCAAAAGAATTAAAAAATGCAGATGTTGACGGCTACACAGACAATACATCAAAAGAAATTGTTATCAGAACAGACAACGCAAATAATGTTGGTGATTTTGATTCCTTACAGAAAAAGCAGTTGAGACATGAAATTATTCATGCGTTCTTGTCGGAAAGCGGATTGCAGTGCAACTGGCAACATACAGAGCAGTTCGGACATGACGAAACTACGGTTGACTGGTTTGCTATTCAGTCACCGAAAATTTTTAAAGTATTCAATGAACTTAAATTAATGTGAGGTGAAAAATAATGGATATTTCAACATTAGGCTCATGCGTAGCAATCGTTATGATCTGCTACATCGTAGGAATGGGCTGTAAAGCATCAAAAAGAATCTCTGATGAATGGATTCCAGTGATTATGGCGGTTATTGGTGGGATTCTTGGAGCGGTCGGAATGAGAATTATCCCAGATTTTCCGGCAACTGATTATATCACGGCAGTTGCGGTTGGTATGTTTAACGGATTATCGGCTACTGGCGTAAATCAGGTTATTAAGCAGACAACGCAGAAAGAATAATTAAGGAGAGGGTATCATGTACGAAAAAACGGTGACGGTTTTTAATTATTACGAATCAGCCACGACAAGAGATGCGTACTGGTATCCTCATGTTTTATCCGGCGTTGACCTCATTACGGATAAAGGAGCAATCCTTAAAAAGTACGGTCCAGACGCAACAGACAACGCACAGTTACACATCCATTATACCGCCCAGAATGGTGATATGACCATTATTGACAAGGATGGCAAGATTCTCCCATATGTACCGCCTAATGAGTGGAAAAGGCAGATTAACAACGCTCTGGAAGACACTATCACATTCTCAGATGAATCGTTCTTCTGGGAGGGTGAGTGGACTGGCGGAACGGTAATTGACAGTGATTATCGGAATGGATTCTACCAGTACATGAACGAGAACAAAGATAACGTGTTTAAGATTACCAGTGTAGGCGGACCATATACTCTAATTCCACATTTTGAGATTCTGGGTAAGTAATATGAGTAAGATTCATCATTTTAAAGGGTTCTCCATAGTCGATGGAGATATGAAAATCAAGCTGAATATGGATAGATTCTCCAGACAGTATCAAGAAGCTCAGTACCTCCTTGATGGAATGGTTATGGACAGCATGGTGCCATTTATGCCGATGATTACAGGTGACTTTATCAACCGAACAAGAGTTGAAAGCACATCATTGCAAGGAACTGGATTTGTATGCGCGGCGGCGGCCCCTTATGGGCGTTTTCTGTACGAGGGAAAAGGAATGGTTGATGAGTTGACCGGAAGTCCCTACGCAAGACGTGGAGCAAAGAAAGTTCTCGTCAGTCAGTTCTCTGGTCAGACAGCCGCAAAGGAGAATCTCGAATACACCAAACAGGCTCACCCACAGGCACAGGCAAAGTGGTTCGATGCCGCTAAACGACAATACGGCAGTACATGGATTCGCAAAGTAAAAGCACAAGCAGGAGGCGGCAGACATGGCAGATAAGCCTATCGGAAAAGATGCAACTGGATATGAAATTTTGACAGATGCCATGAAAGCACTTCTGAATCAGTATCCAGGGCTATACGAAAATGAAACAATCAAATTTGAGGAACTTGGCAAGGAATCAGGAATCGCGTTCTCAGCAGATAACGGGGCGTTGGTCTATTCAGAAAAAGAAGATGTTTGCGGCGTGATGCACCAAATTTGCCAGTACCCATTCTATGTAGTATACCGAACAGCATCTGACAAGGAAAGGCAGAAGCTATCTGTTCAGAAGTTCCTGGATAATCTCGGCAAATGGATATGCCGGGAACCAGTTATTATAAATGGTGCTGAGACACGTTTAAATGCGTTTCCTGGGCTTTCGCAGGGGCGAGTGATAAAACGCATTACTCGCGATAACTCCTATGGTTTGGAGCCACAGGAGAGTGGCGTGCAGGATTGGCTATTGCCATTATCGGTACGCTATGAAAATACTTATGAAGTAGTATAAATATCGTCGGAGGTGGTAGATTTCGTTGCAACCACGCACCCTATGGGTTAAAAGAGATGCAGGAGCCGCAACGCCTGCCCGACGATTAAATAGTAATAACCGGCTATCAATCGGAGATAGTCGCTAACCTACACAGCCTTTTAAAAGTTATAGGCAGAAAGGACATTTCTATGGCAGTTACAGGCAAAATTGACCGTAAATATATGGCACATTATATCGATGCAGGTTCCCTCTGCGGAGGACTGACACCGAAATATGAGCGTCTTGGAAAAGATCTGGAAGAGTACAATGTAGAACTCAATCCAGATACCGAAACCTCTAAAAACATTCTCGGAGAATCCACATTTAAACACAATGGCTATGAAGTTTCTTCTGACGCTGATCCGTTCTATGCAGACACTACTTCTGATTTGTTTACAGCATTGCAGAAGATTGTAGATGGACGCCTCAAAGATGACGGCCTCAAAACAAAAGCAGTTGAGGTTCATCTCTGGACAGAAGCCACGGAAGGCAAATATGAAGCATACCAGCAGGATTGTTATGTTGTGCCGACCTCCTATGGTGGTGATACATCCGGCTATCAGATTCCGTTTACCGTTAACTATGTTGGCGAACGTGTAAAAGGAAAATTTGATATCAGTTCCGGTACATTCACAGCCGACGGCAAATAAACACATATATAAGGAGGACGTGCCAAATGGCAAAAGTGATTAATACAAAAATTGATGATGGAATTTTTACATTCACGTTTACTAACAACGAAGACGAAGTTTTTTCTTCTTTCAAGCTTAACCCGACTGATATCAATGTAGCAGCACGTGCGGAGGAACTGGGAGAGTACTTTGACCAGCTTAAAAATTCTATTCAAAAAGTCACATCTGGTAAGGAAGTGGCAGAACTGAACAAACAGATCGAAGACAAAATCAACTATCTGCTCGGATATGAAGCATCAAAAGACCTGTTCAAGGAACCTATTACGGCAACCACTGTATTCGGCAATGGTCAGGTGTTCGCTTACATTGTTCTGGATAAGATCGCAGAAGCAATTGCACCGGAAATCGAAAAGAGAAAAAAGAAAATGCAGGCAGCAGTCAATAAGTATACGGAGAAGTATACAAAATGACCGCCTATGAGCTTCCCACCTCACTCAACATCAGTGGGGTGGATTTTTCTATCAGGACAGATTTTCGAGCGATTATTGATATTCTCATAGCCATGAACGACCCAGAACTAGACGAACAGGCGAAAGCAGTTGTTATGCTACAGATTCTGTTTGAGGACTGGCAGAGTATACCGACTGAATGTCTGGATGAAGCTTGTCAGAAAGCATCGGAGTTCATCGACTGCGGACAATCTGACGATAATCCAAACCACCCAAAACCCCGTTTGATGGACTGGGAACAGGATGGAGACATGATTGTTCCGGCAGTAAACAAGGTTGCTGGTAAAGAAATCAGAGCGGTGCCTTATATGCACTGGTGGACGTTTTTCGGATATTTCATGGAATCCGGTGAATGTCTGTTCAACACGGTTGTTGGAATCCGGTCAAAAAAAGCGAAGAGCGAACGCCTGGATAAATGGGAAAAGAAATTTTATCAAGAAAACAAGAACATTATTGATATAAAAACACGTCTCAGCGACGAAGAGCAAGCGTACAAGGATGCGCTGAATGAGATGCTGAACCTCAAATAGTTAGGAGGTGGATGTATGGCTGCTGATGGCTCAGTCATTATTGATACCAGAATGGATACAACCGGTGTCCAAAATGGCGTATCAGCTATAAAACAGTCATTTAACGGCCTTGGGAGTGCTGTAAAAAAAATCGGTCTGCTGATTGGCGGAGCGTTTGCAGTTGGCAAGTTAGTGCAGTTCGGAAAAGAGTGCGTGGAACTTGGCTCTGACCTCACAGAAGTACAGAACGTGGTCGATGTTACATTTACCACCATGTCCGACAAGGTTAATGAATTTGCAAAGAATGCTATGACCTCCGCCGGATTATCTGAAACAATGGCAAAAAGGTATGTCGGAACGTTCGGAGCAATGTCTAAGTCGTTCGGCTTTTCCGAAGCACAGGCTTACGACATGTCAACGGCTCTGACGCAGCTGACCGGTGACGTAGCATCATTCTACAACATTAGTCAGGACTTGGCTTATATCAAGCTGAAATCCGTGTTTACGGGCGAAACGGAAACATTGAAGGACCTCGGCGTGGTAATGACCCAGTCAGCACTTGACCAGTATGCACTGGCTAATGGCTACGGCAAAACCACATCTGCTATGACTGAACAGGAGAAAGTTGCTCTCCGTTTTGCTTTTGTACAGGAACAGTTATCAGCCGCATCTGGTGATTTCATCCGAACATCTGACTCATGGGCGAACCAGGTTAGAGTGATGCAGTTGCAACTGCAATCTCTCAAGGCAACAGTTGGACAGGGACTGATTAATATTTTTACTCCTGTTCTGAAATTAATTAATGTTTTACTCGGCAAACTGGCAACTCTGGCAAATGCTTTCAAAAGTTTCACAGAGCTTATCACTGGAAAGAAATCTTCTGGCCAAACGAGCGGAAGTGGAGCGGGTCTTGCCGGAACAGACGCGATCGCAGATACAGCAGATCAGTATGGACAGGCGGCAGATAATGCAGAGAAATTGGCAGATGCCACGAACGACAATGCAAAAGCCACAAAAAAAGCGAATAAGGAAACAAAAAACTATCTTTCATCGCTTGACGAAGTACACAAAGCCACATCTACAGGTAGTGGTTCATCTTCCACGCCATCTTCATCTGGTGGAAGCGGCGGAGCAGGTAACAGCGGCATTCCGAGTTCAGTAGGAAATGTGGACTACGGTAATCTCGCAGAGGGTGAAACCGCGCTTGACAAGATTAGTGATTCCGCAAAGAAACTTGCTGACCTTCTCAAAAAGCTCTGGAAGCCATTTCAGGACGCATGGAAAAAAGAGGGTAAGAATACCATCAACGCGGCAAAAATCGCACTTGATGGACTCAAAAAGCTCGCTGTAAGCGTAGGTAAAAGCCTTGTAGAGGTCTGGACAAACGGCACAGGCACAACGATGCTTACGACCATGCTGAGAATTGCTCAGAATGTACTTAAAACTATCGGGAATATTGCATCCGGTTTTGCCGATGCATGGAGCAAGAACAATGTTGGAACACAGATTATCCAGAACATTGCGGATGCTCTTGTAGTAGTCATGCAGTTTGTTGAGAAAATTGCAGAGGATACAGCGACATGGGCGGCGAACTTGAACTTCTACCCGTTGTTGGAATCTATCAGCAATTTAACCAGTACATTTGCACCAATTCTGGAATCCATCGGAAATGTTCTTGAATGGATTTATAACAACATTGTTCTTCCGATGCTGACATGGATTATTGAAACAGGAATTCCAACAGTGATTAACCTAGTGTCTGATTTGGCAGGATTCTTTGCGGATCACCAATCAATCATTGAAGCATTCGGCGCAGCTCTGATTGGAGCGTTTGCCGCAGGAAAAATTTCAGGGCTGGCAAAAAATATCGGTGGAAGTATTACAACAATTATGGATTTCGGAAAAGGCCTTATCGCATTAATGACTGGCTCTGGTGGCATTATTGGCGGAATAAAAGCTATTGCGACAGCTATCGGACCTGGTGGAATCTTTGTAGTGGCGGTGACTGCCTGCATTGCAATTGGAGTCTTGCTGTACAAAAACTGGGACAAAATTAAAGAAGTTGCAGGTGCGGTATGGAGTTGGATTAAAGATAAGACCATAACTTTCGTTGATGGAATAAAATCCAAACTAAGTGATTTGGCAGAAAAGATTGTTTCTATCTGGAATGGTATCAAATCAAGTGCAAAAGAAAAGTGGGACGCTATATGGTCCACTATAAAAGGAGTTGTAAAGAAGATAGTCGATGGAATCGTTGGTAAATTCAACGGCGCAAGGGACAAGGTTGTTGCCGCATTCGAGGGAATCAAAAATAAAGTCAAAGGAATATTAAACAAAGTTATCGGCATTGTAAATGGTGCTATCGGAACAGTAAATGGTGCTATCAGTGGTATCGAATCTGCTCTCTCTTTCGGACCTTGGGAAGTGCCTACACCATTCGGCTCTAAGACGATCGGGTTCAGTGCAAACTTTCCAAGAGTACCGACAATTCCATACCTGGCAAAAGGAGCAGTCATTCCACCGAGGTCAGAGTTTTTGGCAGTTCTTGGCGATCAGAAGAACGGACGTAACCTTGAAGCACCAGAGGGAGTTATTAAGGATATCATTGATGATGCATTTGCAAGACATCAGCAGAATAGCACTGGAAATGTCAGATTTACCGCTCAAATCAATCGCAGGACGGTGTTTGATGAAATTATTGAAGAAGCAAAATTAAGACGTGATACAAGCGGCAGAAATCCGTTTGAACTGGCATAGGAGGTGAGTGCATGGCATCTATATTATTGAGCAAATCTATAACGGATAGGTATAAGATAAACGGCAAGCGCATGCCTCAGCCAGACAAGGATATGACGTGTAATTTTGAAACAACATACTCAGAAGGAAGTAACCGTACGCAATTTGGAAAAGCCATATTGGTTCCGTTATTTACAGTTGTTCAGTATGGCTATGAGGCTAGCAACATACCGGTGGCAGAAGCAGAAGAACTTATAAACGCAATAATACATGGAAAACCTTTTAATTTGTACCACTATTCCATCAGACACCATGATTGGCGCACAGAATCATTCTATGTTGGAAAAGGAACGTTTTCCCTGGCTTGTGTGGCACCTGGTGAAGAATACTATTCCAAGATATCTTGTAACATGCAGGGGGTGAATCCACTTGATTAATGTATCAGACGCGTTTAAACAGAAATTACAGGACGGAGAAAAAGTCTGGCAGGAAGTGGAAATCACCTTTCCTGACGGAACTGTAAAAACAGTGAAAGATGAAATCATGGGCGAAAACTGCACTTTTTCCGATTGTGCAGAAAGTAGCAGTTTTCCAATCGGTTGCGTTATCTGCAAGTCCATGACTTTGGAGTTGGACAACACCTCCGACCAATGGAAAAACTATAATTTCTACATGGCAAAAGTTCATGCGTATCTCAAAATGAAGATTGATGCCGATACTATTGAGACTATCGACAAAGGTGTATATACGATTACGGCACCGGAACAGTACGGCGAAATTCTCAGTTTTGCTGCATTGGATGATATGTATAAGACCAACGCGGTTTTCTCAACGAAACTAGTTCTTCCGCAGACGGTCGAGAGTCTGGTGAGGGACGCATGCGGTACTCTTGGCATCACAGCTGGCTTTTCGAAGATGACACATGGCAATCTGATTGTCAATGAACTCCCAAAAGATATGACATATCGTCAACTTTTCGGATGGGCTGCCATGCTTGATACCGCGAACGCTCGTCTGGACAGCAACGGAAGCTTGCAGTTTGTCGGATGGAATCTGGACGTTACTCCGAGCATTGAACTCAAAGATTATATCAGCATGCCGGCAGTGTCAAGTGACGACATAGTGATAACCGGAATCAATATAATAAGCGGTGATAATTCTGGAACATACGGAACTTCCGGCTACATTTTGTCCATGGAAAACAATCTTGTGGGTGAATCCGATCTTGCAACAGTGGCAGCACAGATTGGTGATTCCATTATCGGTACAAAATTTAGGAATCTCCAAGGAGACATGGCGTTCAACCCATTGTTGGAATTTGGTGACGTGGCTTATACTTATGATCGTAATCTTAACCAATACGTCACTCCTCTAACAGATGTATCATGCACAGTTAACGGAAAAACTACTCTAAAAACACAGGCTGACGACCCGATCAGAGGAATGAGTCTATATTATTCTGGAGCCACAAAAGCAATCGTTGCAGCGCGCCGGCTTGTCGAGAAAGAAAAAAACGCCAGAGAGCTAGCAATCAAAAAGTTGCAGGAGTCTCTTTCTGTCGGAAGTGGACTGTTTGCGACTTACGTTCAGCAAGAAGACGGAAGCACAATCTCGTATTTTCACGACAAGGGCACTCTGGAAGAATCAAAAAATGTGATCAAAATTACATCCGAGGCAATCGGTGTGTCAAATGATGGTGGCAATACTTATCCATTTGGCTTCCAGCTGACCGGAACGATGATAACTAAACTCCTGTACGCTGAGGGCATTAATGCAAACTACATTGATACTGGTGCATTGACGGTAAGAGACAAAGGCGGAAATATTCTTTTCCAAGTCGATATGGACACCAAAACGGTTGTTATCAACCCAGATGTTTTGATTGTCGGAAATATGACATTGTCCGAGAAATTGAAAAACATGGATGAGAATATTGCATCTGCCAAGAATATGACATTCCAGCTGTCAAACGATATGCAGACGATCACATCTGACGCAGACGGAAACATTCCGGTATTTCCAACAGTGACAACTACAGCGAAAGTTATGTACGGCTCGTCAGATATCACAAATGATTGTAGCTATACCATTACAAAATCAGACAGTGTAACCGGCTCTTGGGATGTAGATACGCATACTTACACTGTCACAGGCTTGAGTGCAGACAATGGATGGATAGACATCAGAGCAACATATCTCAGTAATCTGGCAGTAACAAAAAGATTCACGATTTCTAAGCAGAAAAAGGGCGAAGATGGAAAAGATGGTGAATCTGGTAGAACATACATGGTTGAGCCATCATGTAACGTCTTGAAACGTGGCTCTGACAAGACAATTAGTCCAAACTTTATAACATTTAAAGCGTATTATCGTGACGGAAAGTCAGCTACTAGAGTGCCTTATAAAGGCAGATTCGTTGTTGAAGAGACTGCTGACGGAAACACTTGGAATACCATTTATACTAGTTCAACCGATGAGGATACCGTGACACACTATTTGTATTCTATTTTGACAAATGGATCTGGTCAGACAGTAGCAAGTTCTAATGGTTCAACTGTCGGTATTCCGAGAGATGTGACAAATGTTAGATGTAAATTATATGCGTCCGGTGGAACTACAACATTGATGGATATGCAGAGTGTTGCGGTAGTGATTGATGTGGACAATCTGACACAATCGCAAATCGTAGAAATACTATCAAATGATGGTGCATGGAAAGGCCTGTATTATAAAAACGGACATCTGTATATGAGCTTTGATGCAGCGCTTGGTGGAGAATTGGTATTAGGCGGTGCAAACAACGGGAATGGAACACTATCATTACGTAATGCGGATGGTAATGAGATGACATCTCAAACGGCAGAGGGGACAAAATATTATAACAAAAGCCACGAAGTGAAATGCATCCAAAATGAAAAAGGTTGTATTTACTATCGCAGGTATTCTGACAATCACGTGGAGGGCTTGGTTATTGGCGATGGAGAAGAACTTACAGGTATTGCAAATTTCTTTGGAATCGCATATTTTTCAGGGACAGCGGATGGAAGTTTGACAATTATATCGGATGATTATATTAATTGGGACGAAAACGGAAAACTGTCCGTAATGAGCAGTTTAGATGAAAATTCTACTACATCTGCAAAAGTGAATAATGTGAGTCTTTATGCAGCAACAGAGAATGAAGTAGATACAACAAACGAAAGTAACAGTAGGCATAATTTGATATTTGCGTTAAAAAACCAAAAAGCTCAACTTGACAGGCAGGAAAAACTTATTAAGAAACTATATGAAACACTTAACATAAAGGAGGATTAA